AGTACAGGGTCTGCTACAGATTTTAACCTTTCTGCAACAGTAGATCATCGTGGTGAGGTAGCTGCTTTTTTAGATGGTATTTTACAAGCTACTGATACTTACTCTATTTCTAATAGTGGTGCGACAGTATCTTTTAATGATGCTCCGAATGCTTCAAATCTTACTTTACAAACTATATCTATACCAGCTAAGCTCAAACAAACTCGTTCAACCTTCACAGCATTAGCACAAGAATATTCTAATACAGCTGCCGCATCAGTAAATGGTAACTCTTATTTGATTAACGGTGATCAGATTGCTTTCTCTTTGCCTGAAGGAGCAGCAGTCTCTACTACTGATGAGCTACAAGTGTATATATCAGGTGTATATCAGCAAGACACAGCTTACACATACCCCTCTGTGACTCTGGGTAATGACGGAATTGATATTGCTGACAATGCTGCTACAAAATTGTTAACCAACTTCTATGATACTCTAACAGACGAATCAGACTCAGCCCATACAGTTACATTTGTAGGAGGCTCAGCTTCGTATGCTACTTATGGTGAGGATAAGTTTATTACTCTTGACGGCACTGATGACTATTTACACATACCATCAAATGATGATTTTAATGTTAATGACCGTTCGTTTACCTTAGATATGTGGGTTCGTCCTGATATTGGTGCGTCTCTCGCCTCTAATCAGACATTGTTTGCTCGTCACGGAGATGCTACTAATAACTATAATCTTCGTCTTGTTGGCGCAAACTCAAATGTAGGCTTTGTTATTAATCGTGCAGGCGGAGTAACAGAAATCTACGGTGGTAATGCTAATGGTGGATCTAACTATCATGTAGCAGTGTCGTATGATGCATCTACTAGCAATCTTCGGCTCTATGTAAATAATGTTAAAGTAGCTCACACAGGGTACGTAGCTGCTACAGCGACAGGCGGTAATGTGTCTATTGGCGCTAATTCAAATACCACTACAACAGGTGAGTTCTTTAACGGTGATATATCTTTTGCACGTATGGCCCATGTAGCCCGATATCGTACTGATTCTTATCCTGCAATCACATCTTCTAACGCTATTACTATTCAGTCAGGAGCGCCTCTTGGTTCTGATTATGCTGGCGATTCTTTATCAATTCGTGTTTATGACTCTACAGTAGAAACACAAGATCGTTTTACATCTATGACTGATAGAAAGCCTGACCGTGGTATAGAATCTCAAAGAACATTTGATGTTACAACCTTTGCTTCTCAAGCAGGTTATGAAAAGCGTAGACTTAAGTCGCGACGTTCAAAACGCTCTTATGATTTGTCTTATACTGCTATAACAGGTGTTGAAAAAACGGCTATTGAGAACTTCTATAATGCTCGTAGCGGAACTTTTGAATCTTTCAGTTTTGACTTGTCACACATTAATGAGAGTGGTATTATAACTACTAGATTTGAAGGACCATTAACGATTGAACAGACATACTCTACTGGCAGTCGGCTAATTGACAATTTCTACACCGTGTCCTTTAAACTGCAAGAGGTATTCGACTAATGAGCGCTCGCTCTTATGATGTAATTTTAACTGTAGATGATGCAACAGGTTTTCAAGCAACTAATGTTTTGATTGGAAATACTTCTGCGACAACAGGCACTATTGCAAATGTAAATTTAACTACTAACGAGTTAAAAGTAAAGCTTAACAATCTTCAGCAAGAGTTTAGCTCTAGTGAAGAAGTTCATTCAAATACTATTATTACTGCAAACGCAGTTTCAGGAGATGGATTACTTACAACTGCTAACTTTTTAAGTAACGTATATTCAGCTAACTCTACAACAGCTATTGCCACAGTCTCTTCTATAGCACAAAGCGCTTTTAAAGCACAAAAAAATGCATTTACTCAAAATCCTATAGTTCGCTTATATTCAATATACTACCCTGGGGAATGGTATCCGCCTAATGCTGCAGGTAATCCTACAGGACAAGGAGCTGGTAAAGCGTGGCCTAATAATTTTCCACTTAGATTCGCTGAAATTGTTGGTGATCTCACCTCAGATATTTTATATAATGTTTCACTAGGCGGAACTTCTTATATTCCTTTTCCTGTTAATTCATCAACTCTTTCTCAAGGCTCTGAAGGTACTATTGATGAGATATCTGTTGATATATTTAATGTTGATAACATTATCACAACTCTTGTTGAAGATCCGTTTCTAGCGGGTAATAACTCTTCTAACTCTGTTACTGCAACAGTAAATGGAGAGCTAGTAAATGGCATAGACCCGAGAACAGTACCAGGAACTACTGGTAATCCTGATGGTTTAGATTATGACGCAGATATAGTTGCATACTATGGTACTTCTAATGCATCGTTTGATAGAACTCAGACTCTTCTTGTAGGAGGTACTTGGACTGAACAAAAGATGGATACAAGAGATATGCTCGGTGGAGTTGTAGAGATTAAAACAACTTTTGCAAACTTTTTAGACACTTGGCCTGAGTATAGCTCAGTTGAGTCTATTCGTTCCAACGTAGTAGAGGTTTACAATGCTTTACCTTATCGTGTAGGAGATAACGTCAGAGCTAAAATAGGCACAACAGAAGCTACTATTCAAGCAATTGAAGAAAATAGCTACTTATTTTTATCAAATGAGTTAGATTCAAATGTTGCTATTGGAGTACCTCTTTACATAGTAAACCAAGAAGCTGACTCTGAGTCTTATGTAGAAGATAAATTTAAGATTGATCAGCTTGAGGCTCTTAACGACTCTGTTGCAAAATTTAGCTTAATCTCTTGGTTACAGTATTTCAAACTCGTAACCCCAAAAAGAAAATATTATAAAAATACTTGTCAATGGGTTTATAAAGGACCAGAATGCCAGTATCCTGGACCAGCAGGCGGTCAAATACCTGGAGCTGCTACTGGTGTTGTAGCTAATACTAACCCAATTGCAGCAAATAACGAAATCGCAGCAGACTCTTCAGGCGATGTCTGCTCTAAATCTCTCCAAGCCTGTACCCTTCGTAATAATCAATTACATTTTGGAGGCTTCCCTGGAACAGGACGAACACTTCCAAGACAATAAGTCAATCTGTATACTTCCTTGGATTCATCAGTATGGTGATTTGTCTGGAGAATATGGTCTTTGTTGTTTTACTCTTAACTCTAGAAATAGTCTTTTCGGAAAGGGTCTCTCTCCTTCAGAGGCATTTAATTCTCAATTTATTAAAGATGCAAGGCTGAAAATGTTGGTTAATAAGCCTGTGCCTGCTTGTAGCGTTTGCTACAATTGGGAGTCAAACGGTATAGAGAGTCACCGACAGCGAATGAATAAGAAGTACTCTGCTTATAATGAGTTGCTTACTAAAACAAACTCAGACGGGAGCGTAAATAATCCTCCTATTTATTTAGACTTTAGATTTGGAAATTTATGTAATTTTAAATGCAGAATGTGTGGATCTTATTCATCATCATCTTGGTCTAAGGAAGATAAGTATTTTAATCTTTTAAAGAAAGACGAGCCTAATCACTACGATCATTGGACGAATAACGATAATTTTTGGAAAGATATAGACGATATAAAAAAATATGTTAGAGCTTTATATTTTGCGGGTGGCGAGCCTTTTGTCCAAGAAGGTCATTACAAAATGCTACAGAAAATGATAGATAGTGGTTGTTCTAAAAATATAGACTTATCTTATAACACTAATTTATCTTACAATGGTTCATTTAAAGGTTATGATATTGAAAATCTATGGAGTTATTTTAAAAGTGTAGATTTATGGCCTAGTATAGAAGGTTATGGAGATCAAGCTGAATATGGTAGAAAAGGGTTAGACTTAGAGCTCTTTAAACACAACTCAATTAAGTTTTCTGACTATATTGTTACATATTCTATTGTAAGTAGTATTTATTCTATTTCAACTAATCTAGAATTAATTAAATGGATAAAATCTATTGGAAAATCTTTTAGTATAACTAACTTAGTCTCACCTGAATATCAATCTACTACTGTTTTAA